ACTAACGCCCGACAAGCCCTCGGAGGCGCGTGGGGGACTAGCTGAAGGCGCCTCGAATGGTCTCGCCCCAGGTGTGACACCAGAAGCTCAGAGAGCGATCGTCGCGGCGTCTCTCGGGCTCATCACATCATCCGCGGCCGCTTCAAGGAGAAGAACATGAAACTCGTCCGCCACCTCGCCGGGAATGTCTGGACATATGTCTCGGCCGGCTTCGTTCTCATGACCGTCACCGGATCGGTGAGAACTACCGGGATCTATCTCACAATCTTCGGGATCGTCGTAGAATGTGCCGCGATCCTCTTCGGAAAGGAAGAACCCAATGAATGAGAAACTCCTCTCGATGTCTGCCGAATACATCCGCGCCGTAGCGGTCGCGGTCCTCACACTTGTCGCCTCCGGCAACATGGACCCGCGCTCGATGGCGATCGGCGCCGCCGCGTCTCTTCTGCCTCTTCTCGCTCGAGGTGCTAACCCTAAGGATCCAGCCTTCGGACGCTCCAATGGCTAAGCGCCCCTACACCGGCACAAAAGACGGAGCCGCCACGGGGAAACGCGAAGGGACCGAACTCTTCCAGCGTTTACTGTGCAAAAGATTCTCATCGAAGAATCTCGGCACCTGGGTCGTGAGAAACATGAGAGGGAAAAACACCCTCTCGGTCCACGCGACCGCGAGAGCGGGGGACACAATGCCACCCGACCGAAAGACCGCCCTTGAGATCATCGAATGGCTCACGACATACTCCGAGCTCTGGGAGCTGGAGGAATGCCACGATTATCTCTTCGACATTGACGGCAAGGGACCACAAGTCGGCTACGGCCGCGGATGGCGTGTCGGTAGAGGCTGGAAAACATGGACCGCCACCGACAACGGCGGACCCGGAGGCCTCTGGATTCATTGGGAAATCTCCCCGCGTATGGCGGACGATCCGAAAGCGGTCCGCGCCGCATGGGATCAAGCCAAAAAACTCTCCGGAGAATAATTTCGCCGGCTTCGGTATCGCTTGGACACGGCCCGAAGCCGCCCTCCGCTCCCCGCTATGTTTCACCCTTTCCTAGCTGGTCGAGTCGAGGGGAGGGGCCGATCTCGCCCCCATGAGATCGGCCCCACAACGCGAAAGACTTGACACACCTCTCGAGTTCGTTATAGTCGTGTCTGGCGGTGCCAAGACCGCCCAAAACGAAAGAGGCAACAATGACGAAAAAGTTCGTGATTATCCCATGCGGAGGAGCGAAGCTCGAAAAGCCCGCACCAGCTCGCGATCTCTACATCAGCTCGATGTACCGCGACCAGCTGGCCACCGCGCTCACCATGACAACACCCGAGAACATCCGCATCCTCTCCGCGAAGCATGGACTCATCGCGCTTGACACAATCGTCGAACCCTACGATCTCAAAATGGGACAGAAGGGAAGCGTGACTAGCGAAACACTCGCCGGCCAGCTGAAGACAATCCTCCCGACGAACGAGACCTACATCATCGACGCACTACTTCCGAAGAAGTACGCCGCCGCACTCGAAAACGCGACCGCGAATCAGATCGTGAACCATTTCGACGGATGCGCCGGTATTGGATACCAGAAGCAAGTCCTCAAGAAGATCCGCACGAAGGAGCTCATCTAATGGCCTACGACCAGAGAAGCCTCGACGACTATGTTGATGTCGCCGAACGGATCCGGATCTTCCGAGACCGCTTCCCCGAAGGCACACTTCAACCGCTCGACCCGACGGCACCGTTCCAGATCGTCGAAGTCGGCGGTCAGACATTCATCCAATACACCGCCGTCGCGTATCGGTCCCCGAATGACCAGCTCCCCGGCATCGCCGTCTCCTGGGAACCATTCCCCGGGAAGACCAGCTTCACGGCCGGATCGGAATTAATGAATGCGGAGACCGCGGCCTGGGGGCGAGCCATCATCGCCGCACTTGTCGCCGACTCGAAGAAGATCGCATCTCTCGACGAAGTAAGAGCACGACGCGACGCTCAAGCGGTCGGACATCCGTCGGCAGATGCTCCTCAGACACGCCAGGAGCGCCCACAAGACGCGAACCGCCCACCAGCGGGACAGAATGCCACACCAGCGACAGAAGCTCAGGAAAGAGCCCTCTATGCCATCTCAAAAAAACTCGACAAGCTTCCGCCGGCGAAAGGTTCGCTCACGAAAGTCGAAGCCGGGAAGATGATCGAGAAACTTCAGGCCGAACTCGAAGCCGAGAACAATGGGGAGAGCCGCTAGTGGACATTCAGACCGCCCGGGACTACATCGAAGACCTCAAGACAGAAGTCGAGCATCTCATCGGACGAGTTCGTGAACTCGAAGGGAATGACGAATGCCCCGCTCAAGGCATCCCACGACCGAACCTCAAGCTCTACCAGCTCACCGACGACATCCCGCTCGTCTTCTGGGACCTCCACATCTACGCCCAGGCCGACGGCTTCATCCGTATCACGACATTCATGTCCGCGGACAAGAAGAAAACGGATCACACCGTCGAAAGCGGCCCCACACTCGCCGGCCCGTGGCGAGAGCTTCGGAGACACTTGTGAACGAGAAAACCTTCGCGCATCAGATCGAGTTTCTCCTGGATCTGGGGGGATGGAGATGGTGCCACTACGAGCCCGCCGTGAGACAGTCCGGAGCGTGGGCCACACCGCTCAGAGGTGACAAAGGCGAACCGGACTATCGCGCGGTCAGAGGTGGCCGTCTGATCTTCGTCGAGATTAAGGGAGACGGCGGACGCCTCTCCGCGTACCAGAGAGACTGGATTGCGGACCTCTCAGAAGTCGCCGGCGTAGAGACCTATGTCTGGCACCCCGACAATCTTGACCAGGCGAAGGAGATCCTCCGATGACCGAGATCCGCGTGAGCGAATACTTCGCCATCATCCCCGAATGGGTGCTCCATGCGGACATCTCAGCGAACGCCGTCCGGCTCTATGGGGTGCTCAACCGCTTCGCCAATTCACGCGGCCACGCATGGCCCTCGAGGAAGACGATCGCCGATCTCATGGGTGTCTCCGTGGCAACCATTGACCGCGCAAAAGAGGAGCTCGTAGATCTGGGGGCGCTCACAATCGAACCTCGAACGACACCATCGGGAGACCCATCGTCGAACCTCTACATCCTCCACATCTCACATGTGGAAAACTCGGGACCACTATCACCCATGAGGCAGGGTCTCCTCACCCGTGAGGGGAGGGGTACCCCCACAGATGACGACCTAAAGAGAGACAGTATGAAGCAGAGAAAAAACACTCCGCACTCATGCGCGGAATGCCTCAACAAATACAAGACCGGACACGACGACGGAACCGAAGGCCTCTCCCATATCTGGATCTCAGAGACCCGCACCTTCACCGTCTGCCCGACATGCGACGGAAGCGGCCAGGAGCCCGCCAGATGAGAATCAACCGCCACGACCTAAAGCTCGAGCTCCACTACTTCGCCGGCGAGATCCACATCTCACCCGACGAATATCAAAGAGTTCACACGACCGCCCACACCGCCCTCGAATACATCCGCCAGCTCGAAGGAGACCTCCGTCGAGCAGGCTTCACCGAATACAACGACCCGAAAGAGAAAGAGATCCAAGAATGACCGACCACCACCTTCAGCTAGAACTCCAGCGCATCGCCGGCGAACTAGAAAAAATGCGCCGACAATGGGAAGCCGCCGAAGACATCGGACGCGCCGCCGAACGCCTCTATCGCATCATCATCGAAAAGGCCACCTACACATCCGGAGGACCATTCGGAGACGCCGTCGCGAACCTCGGACAAGCCCTCCGAAACGCTCACGACATGGACGGAGGCGGACGATGATCCAATTCCTCGCCGGCCTCATCACCGGCATCCTCATCCCGCTCCTCATCGCCGGCGTCGCGATGGCACAAGGCGACAACCAAGAGAGAAACTCATGACCGACCAGCCGACACTCTTCGACTACATCCCCGAGCCCATCATCGAGACCCGGATGGATGCCTTCGGGAAGGTTCCCGTCTGGAACAATCGCTTCGACATCCTTGCCCGGCAAGGCGTAGCGCCGATTCCGATGGGGCTCACAATCAACCCGACTAGGCTCTCAAGAACCCAAGACCCCGAAACATCACGCAAGGCCGGCGAGAGCGCATCGCGCCGCGGCCCGTCCCAGAGGAGGCGCGTATGGGAAGCACTCAAGAAGCTCGGAGGAGCTACGGACTACGAGCTCTCGATAGAGGTCGGCATCCTTCGATCAAGCGCGGCCAAGCGTCGCCAGGAGCTCGTGGATCTCGGCCATGTCGTCGAGACACAGATGCGCCGAAAGACCGACACCGGCACCGAGGCGATCGTGTGGCGGTGCTCATATGCGTCGGCCTACTCGGGCTCGTGACAATGCCAGCTCAAGCTCACGCCGCTCCTCGTGGTGACTGTCCTCAGTACCACGCCATCCTGAAGAAGTACGGCCTACCTCCGAAGATCTTCGGACCGATCGCTTATCGGGAGAGCCGTTGCTCACCGACCGCCATCTCTCCGATCCGTAAGTCCACGGGGCGCCCCGATGTGGGGCTCCTCCAGACGAGCGCGTCATGGTCCTCGCTAACGATGCGGATCTGCCGAGTGAAGAGATCGCAAGTCGTGAAAGCTCTCACTCGTCTCGACTGTCATCTCCGCGTCGCGGCGTATCTCTACGACGGAGGAAAAGGTCTCGGGAATTGGCGAGCCACAAGCGGGACACATGGCTAGGAAACCCTGGTACCAGGGACCCTGGCGAAAGATACGCCTCGAGATCCTTGAACGCGATCGGAACCGATGTCAGATCAAAGGACCAGGATGCACCGGTGAAGCGAGTGAGGTCGATCACATCCTTCCCGTGTCACTTGGCGGAGCATGGTGGGACCACGAGAATCTCCGCGCCTCATGCTCGAGGTGTAACCAGATGAGAAACACGAAGCGGACGATCACTCCGTCGCGAGTATGGTGAAGAAAATGAAAAAAGTTCACTCCATTTTTTCCCGAGACTCTCTCGGACACCCCGACGAAGAGTCCATGTTCTTACTTACTGAACGCGCCGAACCGGTTCGGGATCCCCGCATGGAGCTCTAAATGGCCGCCAAAAAACTCCCAGAAACACCAGCAAAAACACGGAAAACACCAGCGAAGCCGCGGAAAGTCGTCGAGATTCTCACGAATTACGAAGCACTCCGCCGGACAATCCAGGCGCTACGCGATGCCGGCCAGCTGGCCGCAATCGACGAAGCCCGGATCCAGATCTGCCTCGGCCTCGCCGCCGCGGTCGATGCCATGCCCGACAATCCTTCAATGTGGCGCGAATATCGCGCGGCAGAAAAGGCACTACGAGAGGAGGCCTCAGCACATGGGGACCCATTCGACCAGCTCATCGCCAGCATCTCGGCCGAGATACGCGACGAAGAGAAACAAAAAGAACCGAAGCCGCGGAGCCGAGGCTGAAGCCATCGCCAAGAAGCTCGGCTTCGAGCTCATGCCACACCAGAAACACATCCTCGATGTCATGCTCGAAGTCCAGCCCGACGGGACTCCGGTGTATCGCGAAGGTGTCGTTCTCATGCCTCGCCAATGCGCCAAGACGACGACGACTCTCATCCTTGAGCTTCATCGCGCGATCCTCTGGGGCGGTCCGCAAGTCATCGGATACACCGCCCAGACCGGATGGGATGCGCGGCGAAAACTAATCGACGATCAAGTCCCTCTCCTCGAGGCGTCCCCGCTGGCCGCATCGGTCAAGCGCGTCTATCGAGGCGCCGGCATGGAGTCCGTGAAGTTTCTCAACGGATCGCGGATAGATGTCATGCCATCAACACCGACGGCCGGTCACGGACGCACCATCGACCTCGCCATCTTGGACGAGGCCATGAGCGACGAAGACGATCGTCGTGAGCAGGCCATCCTCCCCGCAATGGCAACACGCCGAGAGGCTCAGCTCTTCGTTATCTCAACAGCTGGAACTCAGAGCTCGCTCTACCTCAAGCGCAAGGTGGACCAGGGGCGAGCCATGATCGAAGCCGGCATCGACACCGGTGTCGCATACTTCGAGTGGAGCGCCGAGCAGGAAGAAGACATCGACGACCCGAACATCTGGAGGCAGACAATCCCCGCTCTCGGCTACACCATCGACGAGTCCGCAATCCGCCACGCCCGGGCCACCATGTCCGAAGGTGAGTTTCGTCGCGCGTATCTCTGCCAATGGACACACCTCGAGGAAAGTGTGATCCCCGAGAAGCTCATCCTCCGCGTTCTCGACCAAGACACCGTCCCGACGGGGCGTCTCTCCTTCGGCATAGATGTCTCAATGGACCGCGGCCACGCATCCATTTCGGTCTCTGACGACACCGGTCGCGTCGAGCTGGTTGAACACCGCGCCGGTGTTTCGTGGGTCGTCGATCGTGCGCTCCAGCTCTACCGCCAGCACAAGGGAGCCCTAGTCGTGGACGGTTACTCGCCGGCGAACTCCCTCGTCGATCGTCTGGAGCAGGGTGGCATCCCGGTCGTGAGGTACACCCTCCGCGACATGGTGTCGGCTTGTGGCGTGTTCTATGACGCCGTCTTAGACGATGCGATTCGGATCCGTCCTCATCCGATGCTCGAGCTCGCGTTGAAGAGCGCCAGGAAGAAGAACATCGCCTCGGGGTGGTTATGGTCGCGCACAATCGAAGAGGCGGATCTGACGCCGCTCTTCTCGGCGACTCTGGCGTATCATCACGCCACTAATCGACAAGCACCAGAAACGAAACGGAGCGCGATCTTCTAATGAAGAAATACCTAGCAACTACCCTTCAGGCCATCGGGACTAGCATGGTGGCCGTGAGTCTTTCAATCGTGAACATACCGCTCGGCCTCGGCTTCGCCGGTGTTGCTCTCGTCGCGTTCGGCATCGCCGCCGAGAGGAGTTCGTAATGCTGAACCGCCTACTCAAGACACGCCCCGAAATTAGATCCGCGATCGTGGATCCATACGGTCGAGTCTCGCGCACATTCACCGACACCTATGCCGGCGTCGATGTGGACACGGAGACGACTCTCTCGGTGCCGGCGATCTGGCGAGCGGTCACGATGATCTCGGACTCTGCCGGTGTGCTTCCTCTTCACGCCTACAAAGGAGACCAGCAAGTCACCCCGACGCCTCGTCTCCTGGAGCGTCCAAACCCTCTTGAGACTCGGATCACGACCATCTCGGCGATGACCGCGTCGATTCTGATCCACGGCAACTATGTCGCCATTCTCGGAGAGATCGGCCCGTCGGGATATCCCGAGAGCATCTACCCCGTGAACCCGGAGCGCGTCGTAATTGAACGACGAAACGGCGAGAAGATCTTCCGAATTGAAGAGCGCACCTACTCCTCCGATGAGATCTTCCATGTCCCAGGCTTCTCACTTCCGGGCGAAGTCGCCGGCATTGGCATCATCGCGGCACAGCGCCAGGGCATCGGAGCGGCGATCGCCGTGATGGAATACGCCTCGAGATATTTCGACGGCGGCACCATGCCGAGCTATGTCATCAAGTCCAAGAACCCGGACCTCACCGCCGAAGAAGCCGATCTTCTCAAGCTTCGATGGATGGAGGCCTACGGCGGACGATCACGCCGTCCGGCGGTCATGAATGCCGAGACAGATGTCGAACCTCTCACCGCTAACGCGAACGACTCCCAGCTGATCGAAGCACGACTTCAAGCTCAAGGAGACGCCGCGAACATTGTCGGGCTCCCCGGTCACTATGTCGGCGCCCCTAACTCGAACCGGACCTACTCGAACCTCGAGACGCAAGGCCTCGAGTATTTGCGCTGGACTCTTCTCCCGATCACCTCACGCATCGAGGCCGCGTTCACGGACTACCTCCCGCGCGGACAGGTCGCGAAGTTCGAGTATGACGGCATTCTTCGCGCCGACACACTCACGCGCTACCAGGCGCACCAGATCGCCCTCTCTAACGGCTTCCTCACTCTCGATGAGGTGAGAGCATTAGAGAACCGACCACCACTCACCACGGAGGCATGACATGACAATCGAAACCCGCGCCTACGAGACAGATCTCGAAGTCCGCTCAGCCGGCGATGGCCGGACCGTGTGCGGGATATGTGTCCCATACAACCAGGTCCAGCGCATAAACGCGAACCTCTCGGAAGTCTTCATCCGTGGAGCGTTCGCGAATGTCGTGAGAGCTTCGCATCGTGTGAAGTTTCTCGTCGGCCATGACGCCAGCGCCCTCCCGATCGGTCGCGCGACACTTCTCCGCGAAGACGAACACGGTCTCTATGGCGAGTTTCGGATCTCAGACACCGAGCGCGGCTCGGAAGTCCTCACTCTGATCCGCGACGGAGCTCTCTCCGAGCTCAGTATCGGATTCTCTCCATTGAAAGACAAGCGCCGCCAGGATGGAGTCGTCGAGCGCCAGCTGGCTCACCTCGCCGAAGTGTCCGCGGTGACTTTCGGAGCGTATGGGGCGGCCGCCGCCGTTGTCGGAGTCCGCGAACAATCAACGACGCCGAACCTCGACGCACTTGAAGACATCCTTCGAGGTGTCCGTCGTGCCTAGTCCCCAAAGGGTGAAAACGGTGACGACAACCGCGTCCCAGATCGTCGGCCCTCAAGAGTTTCACCGCCCGATCTGGCTTCAGATCGACGGGAACACCGTCGTCTATCTCGGAGATTCGACCGTCACCGTCGCGAACGGCTTCCCCGTAGCAAAACACGCCGCACCGATCCAAGGAGATCTCGGACCAGGCCAGGATCTCTGGGCCGTTACCGCTTCCGGATCTGAGACCATTCGCATCTTCTCCGCACCCGAGGACTAGATCATGCCGTGGCACATTGAAGAAGATCATCCCGAATGCCTCGGATACGCCGTCGTCAAAGACGAAGACGGCGAGCTCGAAGGATGCCACCGAACACGAGCACAAGCTGAGGACCAGCTGGCCGCGCTCAACATCGCCGAAGCAGACGACGACGAAGACGACATCGAAGACGACATCGACGACCTCATCGACCACGCCGACGAAATGACGAACCGAGCACTCGTAGAACAAATACTCGCCAAGATTCGCCGCGAGAGATAAACTCACCACCAGACCGACACCTCGCCGGCCGGATATGAGCACCTCGCAAGATGCGACACCCTCTCCGGATCCGAGACGACACCCCGGGGACAACACCAGCTAGACAACGGGAGAACACCGTGAACGCATTCCTCAACACACTCCACCAGAACCGCGCCGCGAAGCAGGAGCTCATCGAAGCAACCCTTACTCGCGCACACGACGAGGCTCGCGATGTCACCGACATCGAAGTCGCAAACATCCAAGCCCTCACCCTCGAGATCGGCAAACTTGACGAGCGCATCGAACAAGTCACAGATCTCGAAGTTCGCAAGGCAAAAGCGGCAGATCTCGCCGCATCTGTCGAAGGCGAAAAAGTGGAAACACGCTCAGCCGCTCCGACTCGCGTGATCTCAGAAGAGGCCACCTACCACGAGCGCGGCGCGAACGACTTCCTCTCCGACGCAATCGCGGCCGAGTTCGGCGGCTCATACGAAGCCCGCGAGCGCATGGCCCGCTATCAGAATGAAGTCCGCATCGAAAAGCGTGACTCAGGCACCGCAAACTTCGCCGGTCTCGTCGTTCCTCAGTACCTCGTCGATCAGTTCGCACCGCTTCGCCGCGCTGGTCGTCCCGTTGCTGACATTTCCGTAAACGCACCGCTCCCCGCGACAGGCATGAGCGTCAATCTCGGCCGCTTAACTACGGGAATTACTTCCTACATGGCCACAGAAGGCACCGCCGTCACGGAATCAGATCCAGACGACACCCTTCTCACCGTCAATGTCCGCACCGTCCAGTCAATGTGGGACCTCTCCAAGCAGGCATCGCTCCGCGGTGTAGGCATCGAAAGCCAGCTTCTCGGCGACGGAATCCGCTCATACCACTCGCTCCTCGATGCAAACATCATCAACGGCGACGGCTCAGCACCTAACCACCGAGGCATTCTCAACACCTCCGGCATCAATTCGGTCACCTACACCGACTCAAGCCCAACATGGGCCGAGTTCTTCCCGAAGCTTGTCGCCGCGGTAACAGCAGTTTCCAGCAACTTCTACGGCTCCGCGACTCACATCGTCGCGCACCCGAGCCTCATCGGATGCTGGCTCCGCGCATTGGACACCACGAACCGCCCAATTTTCGGACCTACCGCTGGTAACCCAATGAACGCGGCCGCGACATTCGATCGCCCCGACTACATGGGCGGCGGTCTCCAGATCCTCGGCATCCCCGTCGTGGCAGATGCGAACATGCCGACCAACCTCGGCACAGGCACCGACGAGACCGCGGTCATCGTCGGCGACTTCCGCGAGAGCTACCTCTGGGAAGAGAACTCGGGCCAGCCGCTCTATGTTCGCTTCGAGGAGCCATCCGGCACCAACGCGATCCGCACGATCCTCTTCGGCTTCTCGGCATACACCGCCGGAAAGTATCCGACGGCGTTCTCCAAGATCACCGGCACCGGACTCATCACCTCTACCTGGGCCTAGTCGGTCCACCTACCGGCCCCGGGAGCACATCCTCGGGCCGTCGGAAGGTTCACATGAACAATATCGACGCACTCATCCACGCCTACCAGGAAGAGATCCGGGGCTATCAACGCCGCGGACTTACCGACCGCGCGAAGCTCGTCGAAGAAGAGCTCCGTCGGCTCGGTCACTCGCCAGGTGTCACGCCTCGGGAGGATGTGCTGACCGAGCCGACGAGCACCCCCACAATCACGCCAGAAGCACCTCAGAAGCCCGCCAAGGCCGCGAAAGATGCTCCAGCACCTAAGAGGCCCACGACCCGAAAGAAGCGTTAGACATGGCCATCTCGAATGGATACGCCACACTCGCCGAGCTGAAGGGATATCTCAAGATCGAGGACTCTATGGAGGACTCACTTCTCGAGCACATCGTCGAGGCCGCTTCTCGCTCTATCGACAGAATCGCGAACCGCCGCTTCTATCTGGACTCATCCGCATCGGCCCGCACCTACCGCCCCGCCGATCTTCTTCGTGTCTTCACCGACGACTTCGGATCGACAAGCGGCCTGATTGTAAAGACAGATCCGAACGACGCCGGCACCTACACCACCACACTCACCTTGAACACCGACTACATCGTCGAACCGGTGAACGCCGCCGCAAAGGGACGCCCGTGGAACTACATCACCATCGTCTCTGGTGAATCTTTCTCTCTCCCCGTGAACTACCGCCCGCAAGTCGAAGTCACGGCCCGATGGGGATGGCCCACAGTCCCCGACGACATCAACCAGGCGACCCTGATCCTCTCCGCCGATCTCTACAAGCGGAAAGACTCCATCGGAGGCGTCCTCGGACTCTCAGAGCTCGGAGCTATCCGCATGTCACCACTCGGCCGCGACATAACCGCAATGGTCCGCGCCTACAAGCGCGAGTTCTTCGCATGATCCCATCGACAGTACGCGCGAACCTAAAGACCGCGCTCGCTGGCACCGTCACGCGCATTTTCGACTATGTCCCCGATCAAGTTCCCGCGCCGTGTGCCGTCGTCGGAAACATCACGATCACATTCGACGAAGCTCAGAATCGCGGCCTCGACATGGGCGAGGTCGATGTTCTCGTCATCGTCTCGCGCATGAATGAGCGCGGCGCACAAGACAAGCTCGACGCATTCCTCGCCGGCTCTGGAGCTGGCTCGATAAAGGCCGCACTAGAAGCGGACCGAACACTCTCCGGGGCGCTCGCGACGCTTCGGGTCGTCCGCGCGGCTCCGATCTCCATTGAAGTCGCCGGCGTCACATATTTCGCGTACCAGTACGAGGTCGTCCTTCATGGATAGTTACAAGATCATCCACAAGATCGCACTCGGCGAGCCTGGCTCGACCGTGTCGAAAACGGAACTCGAGGAAGCCGGTGTCAACATCGACGCGCTCCTCGCGTCCGGTCACATAGAATTAACGAACAAGCCCACCCGGGCGAAAGCTCAGACAGAGGAGTAACTCATGGCTCAATATATTCCAATGACCCAAGTGACGGTGAACGCGGTCGATATTTCCGATCGCGTTGTCTCTTGTACCCTCACAAATACCCGCGAGGCTCAGGACATCACAACACAAGCCGACTCGGTCCGACGCATGGGGCCAGGCCTGACGAACCTCACGATCGACCTCGAAGTACAGCTCGACCAGGCGGCCGGCGACACGACCGCAACTCTCGAGGCGCTTGTCGGATCCACGACGACCGTCGTCCTCATTCCTCAGACCGGCGCGGCTTCCGCGACTAACAGGAAGTACACGGTCACGGGGTGCTATGTCGAAAGCTTCAGCAGTATCGACGGTGGCCTCGGGTCGATTGCGACCACCTCGATCCAGATGACCGGCGGGTCGTTAGCGATTACGAACTCATAACGACATGATTCCAAAGCTCCAGATCTCCGTCCAGCACATCGACGGGATCGCCGGGACTTTCCCGGTGACTCCCTGGATCATTGACCAATGGGAACAGATGGCGAAGGCGTCTTTCATGAAGACTTTCGCATCTGTCGAGTCCGCCGATGTGGGCCACATCAACCTCCTCGCATTTCTTTCCGAGCGTCAAGCCGGCGGAGATGTCGCGTCATGGCGTGAGGCGTATGTCAAAACACTTGAAACCATTCCAACCGTGGAGGTGGTTTCAGACCCAAAAGAGGCGGAGGAGAGTTCCGACGCTTCATCGCTGAGTTAGCTCTGGCGACGGGGATCTCCCCGCGTGAGCTTCTTGAGAGCGATGTCGAGACTCTGAATCATCTCGTCCATTTACTAAATCAACGCGAGAAGAGGAGGCGATAGTGGCTCTGAACAAATACCAGAAACAAGCCGCCGCCAAATACCGCGAGGGTGTCGTCGGCGACATGGGGGGCCAGCTTCAGATTGAAGGCCTAGGCGCCGTCCAAAAAGCGATGAGAAACTTCGCGGACGACTCCAAGAACGACATGAAAGAGACACACCGCAAGGCCGGCCAGATCGTCGTCGATGGCGCCGTCCGTCTTGTCCCGGTCCGCTCTGGAGCTCTTCTCGCATCTCTCCGCTCCGCACCGACTCAGCGCCAAGGCAAGGTCCGCGTCGGATCCGCGGCCGTCCCGTATGCGGGCCCGATCCATTTCGGATGGCCAGCTCGGAACATTCGCCCGAACCCTTTCATCTACGCCGTACTCGACCAGCGCCGCGACGAAGTCTTGAGACTCTACGAAGAGCGCATCGACCAGCTCATCACGAAATACGGCCTCGGATCAGATACACCAGCTCGACCTCCAAGCGGAGGAAGATCCGGATCGTCTAGCGGCGGAAGTAATCAACCAGACGCGCTACTTCGAGACCGAAGCGGCAACATCACCGGCGGAATCTTCGGCACGAGAGTCGTCCGCTTCTAGAATGGGTCACTATGGCTAAGAGTATTTCCGTTGTTGTCTCCGGTAACGCGGCACCACTTCGCGCCGCGATGGGGGAAGCCGGCGACTCAATCTCCAATTTCGGAGGCACCGTCAAGAAGTTCGCGCTACCAGCCGCCGCCGCTCTCGGCGCGGTCGCGTTCGCCGGCTTCGATGCGGCCAAGGCCGCGATGGAAGACGAAGCCGCCTCGAAACTTCTCGAGCGCCAGCTGAAAGCAACGACCGACGCGACAGATGCACAAGTCAAAGCCACGGAAAATTGGATCACGAAACAATCTCTCGCGACGGGGACATCGGACTCGGAGCTTCGTCCGAGTCTCGGGAAACTGATCCGCGCGACTGGTGATCTCACAAAATCTCAAGAGCTTCTCCAACTTGCGCAAGACATCAGTATCCAAACTGGGAAGCCGCTCTCGGCCGTTTCTGACGCGCTCGGGAAAAGTTTCAACGGCCAGCACACCGCACTCATGAAGCTCGACCCGTCGCTGAGGGATGCCATCAAGTCCGGAGCATCAGCCGAGGAAGTCTTCTCCAAACTGAACGGAACCTTCGGAGGCGCATCCGCTGAGTACGCAAAAACATACGAGGGACAGCTGAAGCGCGTCACCGTCGCGATGGACGAATCAAAAGAAACCATCGGCGCGGCACTACTGCCAGCTCTCGGAGGTCTCCTCGAGTTCGTGAACGGCACCGTCGTCCCCGGACTGTCAAAGATGGGAGAAATCCTCCAAGAAGACGGACTCGTAAACGGTCTGAAGCGGATCTTCGTCGCCGGCTTCGACTGGATCGTGAACGACGGTTTCCCCATGCTGAAGGAAAAGCTCTCCGAGCTCGGAGGCGCTCTCGTGGACTGGATCGGACCACGAATCGGACCGATGATCCGAGCCCTCGCCGGCTTCGTCGCAAGCGCGGCGAATTGGCTCCTAGACACCGGTCTCCCGACACTCGTCGAAAAGCTTCAGGAATGGGGCCAGGCCTTCGTGGACTGGATCGGACCAAATATCGCTCCAATGCTCCAGGCTCTCGGCAAGTTCGTCGGTGAAATTGCCATCTGGCTCGTCGGGACCGCCGTTCCGAAACTTCTCGAGCTGGCCGCCAAGCTTGCATGGTCTCTGACGAAATGGGCCTTCGATCTCGCTCCCGACATCATCAAGGGACTAGGCCTCATGGTGTTCGAGATTGTCAAGTCCATCCCAGAGATGGCTATCAAGCTCGGGAAAGGCTTCGCCGATCTAGGAATCGGACTCGGTAAGAGTCTGGTGAACGGGATAATCGACATGGTGAACGGTCTCGTCGGAAGACTGAACAATCTTCTCGAGTTCACGATTCCGGTGCCGTTCGGGCCCGATATCCGAGTGAACGCGCCAGACCTCGCAAACATCCCCAAACTCGCCCAGGGCGGGCTCGTAATGGGCCCGCAATTAAGTGTCATCGGGGAGGCGGGCCCGGAATTAGTCGTACCTCTCGACAAGCTCGGCACACTCGGCGGAGGCAACACCTACGCGATCACCGTCCAAGCCGGAGTCGGCGACCCTCGCGAGATCGGCCGTCAAGTCGTGGACGCGATCCGACAATACGAGCGCACCGCCGGACCAGTATTCAAGGCGGCCTAAATGAGCGGTCTAAACATCGCCCCGGCGATTGTCGAGATCGAGTTCACTCAGAGCTCCCAGACTCTCAACTTCGTCCTAGACGACGCCACGAAAGGCGTCCTCGATAACACGACCTACAAGCTCGGCGGCGCGACATGGACCGATGTCACCGAGTACGCCTACACGACAACGATCCAACGCGGAAAGAACCAAGCCCTCGCCCGATACAACGCCGGCACCCTCTCCGTCGTCTTAGACAACGAGACCGCCATCTTCGACCCGACCATCCCCGCGGGGACTTCGGGCTATCCCTACGCGGGCCAAATCATTCCAGGAAAGCGCGTCCGCGTCACCGTGGGCACCGAGATCCAATTCTTCGGAGTCATTCAAGACTGGGATCTGAACTATCCACTCGAGTCCAATGCGACCGCCTCGCTACGCGCCGCCGATGCATTCGTCCAGCTGGCAAACCGAACACTCGACGGCGACACCTTTTCAAGCGCACTTTCCTCGACGATGATGACCGCGCTCCTTGATCAGCCCGAGGTGGCATTCGATACCAATTTCCGAGACATCCAGACCGGCATCACGACACTCCAGACGACAACGGTCGCGATGGGTGCCAATGCGCTCACCTTCGCCCAACTAATCGAAAGCTCCGAGCCTGGAGCTCTCTTCGTGTCGAAAGAAGGCTTCCTCACTTTCCGATCTCGCCGATACCAGCCGACCTACTCCGGCGCCATCGAAATCACCGACGACGGCACCTCAATCACACCCCGCACGATCGAAGTCGAGTACGGATCCGAGCTTCTCTACAATCGCGCCACCATCACCAGAAGCGGCGGCACGACACAAGTCGCAAACGATCCCGACTCTCAAGCGATCTATGGAATCTTCTCCTACGACCAGAGCGGCCTCCTCATGAATACCGACGCGGTCGCGCTCTCGATGGCTCAGTACTACGCGAACACCTACGGCGAACCGGTGTTTCGTCCGCGTCGCGTCCAGATCGACATGGCCGCGCAAACGGGAAGCAATCAAGGACTACTACAAGCTCTCGATCTAGACGACATTGTGCTCATCAGCTTCACACCACCAGGCGGACTACTTGTCGAGCGATACATGGTCGTCGGTGGAATATCGCACCAGATCGCACCAGGGAAACACCAAATAAATCTCGACCTATTAGACGCCGACAATGAGTCGATGGTCTGGGGTAACGCCTCGCTACCTCCAGAAGACCAGCCTCTTAGTCTTCTAGACTCGAACCGATACGGCTTCTAGGAGGACAAAATGGCAGAAGGATATAAAGCGTGGACCGGAGGACAAGTCCTCAACGCGCAAGATCTCACCGACTACGCAAGCTCCCAAGCGGTCATGAGATTCGCAAATGCCGCCGGCCGTGACGCCTCCCTCACCGTCTCCGTCGTCCAAGAAGGAATGCTCGCCTACCTCAAAGACACGAACATCCTCACCGTGAACACGAACGGCCTCACGACCGGATGGGTCCAGATCTACCCCGTTATCACCTCAACGATCACCGACTCACAAGTCACGAACGCAAAACTCGCCGCGAACTCCGTCTCGACCACGAACATCATCGACGGGACCATCGTCGGATCCGACATCGCGACCGGAACAATCACCGGAGCAAACATCCAAAACGGAAGCATCGGAGCCGAGGAGCTCGTCTCGGGTGGCACCTATCCCATCGCCATCAGCGGAAACGCGGCAACCGCCAGCAACTCCTCACAGCTCAACGGATACAGCTCAGCGACAAGCGGAACGGCGAACACAATCGTCCGCCGCGACGGAGCCGGAAGCACATTCCTCCAGACCGGAGCCATGTCCTACTTACGAGTCGCCAGCGGATCCGGAGCAGTACGCGACGGCACCACAATCCCGGCAACAATCGACCAAATCTTCGACGAAGCCTTAAACGGAATCCCCTACTTTCAAGGCACAAACTACCTCGGCTCGATCGACTGGTACATCAACGCCATCGGCGACTACATCAACGCATCGGACCGGAGCTACAAAGAAAACATCGAAGACGCCGACTCGACAAAGTACGCCAAATCTATCGACGGGCTACGAGTTCGGACTTTCAACCTCATCGGCAGACAAGGCGACCGGGTCGGCTTCATCGCCCAAGAAGTCCAAGAAACACTCCCCGAAGCAGTAACCGAACGAGACGGAAAATTAGGCCTCGATTACAATGTGATCGTGACGGCACTCGTCGCAAAAGTCCAACAACTCGAAGCAAGACTTGAAAGTCTGGAGACTGAATAATGGCTATCAAGACTTTCGCCGTCGGTGAGCTGGCGACAGCGGCCGATGTAAACACCTACCTCGCGAACTCTGGTCTCGTTTATGTCTCAAGCGGATCATTTACGACCGTTTCCTCTTTCGAGGCGACAGGCTTGACGAACGATTACACCTACTACAAGCTCGTCTTCTCCGCTAACACTTCAACTACCGCAAATTATCAAGCGGTCCTCTACAACGGAGCAACGGCAAGAAACAGCCTCTACTACGCCGGCGTAGGATTCGCCGCGTACGACAACGCGGTCGGCGGTTCTAACTCCGCTAACAACGCTTCTTTCTTTTACGCTGGACAAGGCACATCCGCCTATCGTTCCCAGACGGTGATTGAGTTCCGTAGAAAAACAAGCGAGCAATTCACATTCACCCTTCAAGCGTTCGAGGCGAACACATTCAGATCTATCCATAGCGCAGGGTTCAGAAACGCGACCGACGCATTCGACCGAATCAGAATTACACCGAGCGCGGGAACCGCCACGGGCGACTGGCGTCTCTACGGATATCGGGAGCCATAATGGAAAAGCCTCAAATAGCGACAATTCTCGAAAGCGGCGTATATGGCCAGCGAGAAATGACAGAAGAAGAAATCGCCGATTACACAGCCCTCACCGCTTCCGCATCGAATAGCGAAACCGTCACCGGGAGCGCGTCCTCTGGCGATGAATACCTCGGCCAATCATTAGAAGACCCTCTCGAACCATGAGCCCCGAAGTGACGGCCGCGGCCGTGACCGGAGGCTTCCTCGTACTTGTCGCACTCATCGAAAAAACACGCCGAGACAACAATCGCGACCACGGACAAAACGCCGAAAAACTTGACCGCATCGAAGACAAGATCGACGGCCACATCAACGACCACGCCCGGCGCGGTCTCGGATAATGCGCCGGCTCCTTCCTCTGGTTGGGGCCTTCTACGCACTCCTCGCGGCACATCCGGCGAGCGCCGAAGCGACCGGTCGGATCTACACATGCCACGAGTCCGCCACCGTGAGCTGGCAGATGACACAACCACAAGAACACGCCGACGCCGGCTTCTTCCCGCGCTGGTCCGACTGTCTCGCATGGCGTAACGGCCACCCCGGTCCGACCTATGTCTGGAGCTATGGGGAAGTAGCAACCACGACAACCAGCTCGCCGGCGACAACTATCCCAGAGACCACGATTCCGGAGACGACGGTGCCGGAAACGACGACGACGGTCGAGGCGACGACGACAACGGTCGAAGAGACGACGACAACCAGCTCGACAACCAGCTCGACGACTACGACGACGAGCTCAACGACGACGACTCAGCCAATCGCGACAAGTACGAGCACCAGCACGACGACGAGCATCGACACACCGATCCAGACCATCGCGAGCACATCATCGACAACCTTGCCGAACATGAGCGAAAGCACAAGGGACGACGACATCATCCCGAACATCGAGAACACGAGCACCAGCTCGAGCACATCCACCACGGCACCGAATCCACCTATCACGCCCGAAACACTAACGCCCAACAAGCCCTCGGAGGCGCGT